GTCTTCTTGCGATGCCTGTAGAGTTCTTCGGGCCGGGGCTTATGCATAGCGGAACTCCGCCACGCAGCGGTGGTTAGCCACGAGGCGTTCGTAAATGTCCAGTTGTTGGAGGACCTCAAGGGCGCTACGTTCGCGGTTCTCATGGAGATCGCCTACGGTCTGCTTGATCGCCATACGTACCATTTCGGGCACCTCAACACCAGTGGCCTTGCCAGTTACGTAAGTCACGATGACCGCATTCGGGATGTCCCGCGTCACAGGCCAACTCTTATTAAAGGCCAAGTGAATCCGTCCTGGTGTGGCCTGCCATTGACTGTTGGCTGGTGGACTCTCCACGGTGTACTCGGTCGTAGCCAAGACCCGCGTGACCCCATCAGCATCCACGTACTGGACACTCGTCACAGACTGTAGGGGTGGACGTGGTAGCGGAATCTCCGAGCGCGGAAAGCAACCAAGCCGTAGGACCCACGCCTGGGTGAGTAGGGCGGCACTTAGTTCGTTCTCGACAGTCTCCTCGGCACTCGCTCCGAAGGACTCGATGTCAGCATCCTCCTCATCCCACGTAATGCGAAGATGGCTCTTCAACTCAGAGAGGGAAACCACTGAGCCGATGGGTGGGACTGTGCGGTTCAGGGTCCATGCGATGTCATGGGTCATAGGGCACTCACTGCTGCTCCCGCATCGTCTTCCGACTGTGGCATCGCTTGCACAATCCCTGCCCGTTTTCTAGCGCCCAAGTGCCCCCCTGTGCGAGAGGCACGATGTGATCAGCTTCCATCGCTGCCTGACCGCATGGGCAGACGGGGTGTCGGGCTAACACCAGCAACCGCCACTGGCGGTGGCGGTGGCCATAGCCTCGAGCGTGAGCACTACCACGCTGACCCTCGCGTTGTCGGCTGTGCGTGCGACACCGCCCCCGCTGGACCAATGCCGGGCACCCGGGCACAGGACAGGGACGCATGGGCAGCGTAGGCATTAGGGCCGCGGCGGCCATATCACCCGACGAGGACTCGACCGCAGCACGTTTGTGCCGTCACCGATGACCTCGTAGACCACCTCACCGATCTTGCTCGCTAAGTGGGTGCGCAACTTGTCTCCATCAAAGACGCAGAAGTAGATGCCCGTGGTGCCGCGTTCGGCGAGGGGTTTATTGAGATCGGCATGGACAGCCGCACCACCATCCGTGAGACTCACGCGAGCGTTCATACCCGTGAGCCCAGTGGCCGCCTCAAACACGCCCGTCGCGGCGTTCTTGCGGGTGAAGGTATACTCCACCTCCCAGTCGTTGTCCAAGGCGTAGGCTTTCATGGGCCACCCGTTTCAGCCAACGAGTGTAGGCGCGCATGGGACAAGTCCACCATCCGCAAGGTATTACTGGATCGGTCGTCGGTCAAATAGCGCACCAAGCTCGACATCTCGACCCGCACGGCCATGGAGACGCGCACTTCGGCCGTGCCGACACTGTAGCTGGCGGATTGCCCAGGCAGCTCGAGGAAGACGATGCCACCAATGACCACGACTGCTCGGGTGGGGTGGTACGCACTGCTACGGCCTTCGAGGAATCGCAGCCGGGCGACCGACAGCGCGCCCTGGCTCGCAAGGATGCTGATCTCTGACCCGAGAAGTCCCCGCGCGACTTGGACTTGGGATCTACTGGCGCTGTGAGCGCTACTCGCACCACGGAGCGCCCACGTCCCACTGAGGAGGACCGTGCTGAGGCTCCCAGTGCGGACCGTGCCTTGCAGTTGCGGCAGCTTGGCCGTGCTGAGGACGACCCGCGAGACCAAGAGGGCAAGATCCCGCCCTGCAATCCCAGCAATGCCAAGCTGGACGGGCGTCCGACTGATGCTGTAGATCGCACTGTGGCCGCGGAGGTTCTCTCGGACGACGCCGACGATGGCGCGACTGATGCTGAGCGTGGCCGCTGTGCCGCCAGACAGGGGACGCAGCAGCTGCATGGCCACCCGGCTTGTGCTCAGGGAGACGGAGCGACCTTGGATTGCTTGCAGCGAGACGCGATTGAGCTGGGCGCGGCTGAGCCAGTAGCTGTAAGTCTCCGAGAGGTGCGCGTACTTGTGGATGACCGCGCGCCCGGTGCTGATCGTGACGCTGCGACCGCCAGGGATCTCCTGCCCGATCAGCAGGCTAAGGGTGCTTCGACTGACACTGTACGAGGTGTCGCGACGGAGATAATGGACGCGATGCAGATCCGTGGCGCGGCTCGTGCTGTGGGTCGCACTGCGGCTCGGCAGGATGGCGACGGGCTGGAAGACGCCGATGTTGACGGCGACACGGCTAGCACTCGTCCCAACGGAGCGGCCAGCAAGAGCCCGCAACGTGCTGATCTCGATGCGATCGGCCGTCAGGCTTGCGCTTTGCCCGACCAATCCGCGCCCCATGAGCACGGTAGTGCGAGTGAGACTATAGGCGGCCGACCGGGCCTCGAGATTGACGATCGGCGCATTGGTCGCCGACGCCCGGCTTATGTCATAGGAGGCGGAGACCCCAGCGACGGCCCGCAGCGTGCCGAGCGCAGCGCGGCTCGGCGCGTAGGCCGAGGCCTGCCCAACCAGCCCGCGCACCACCACCATGTGGCTGCGGCCTGTGGCATACGCACTGCTGCGGCCTTCCAGTTGAATAGGTGGCGGCGGCACCGCAGTGAGGGCAACACTGCTGGCCACGGCGAACGTCGCACTGGCGGCAAGCAATCCCCGGAGCGCTTGCGCGGTCGTGCGGGACAGGCTCTGATGGCCGAAACTCCGCGACAGGTAATGCACCCGGTGGAGATCACTGACATGCGATCGCGCACTGTGGGTCGCGTCCCATGAGGGGACCACAGGCACAGTGGTATCCAATTCAACACCGACCTCATTATGGTCGGTCAGCGCGCCACCAGACCAGCTATAAGTTGAGGCTGTCTTGCCGGAATTGATCGAACAGACCTCAATGCCCGATGTGGGTGAAGCCCAGCCCGTATCGGTATGCTCGGTGAAATCGGTCGGAGCCGTGACGCCCGCTGGGTTATCTTCGCCGAACACGGCGAGGATGATTGCATTGATACTCAGCGTAGCGCCGCCGAAGGTGAGAACGGGGGGATTCTCCGTCTGCGTCGATTCGCCCATCGACTGTCGCACGGCATTAGCGCCGACACGAACCATCCCCGTCACACGAAGGACCGTTAGTCCGCCACCCGTATCCCCCGAATTCGTGACGGTGAATGTCGTGGAGGTGGCTGAGCCGATGAGCGCGTTGCGCACCGAGATCCAGAGAGCGCCCGCCGTGCCGCCGCCGGTCGAAAGTGGATTCGCCTCGATCTGTGTGTAGGTCCCGAGACCATCGCTGTTGTTGTCGGTAACGACCGAGGTATCACCGGAGGCCCAGCCAGACATCCCGTGGACAACGACGATGAGATCGTTTAGGGTGGGAGTAGCGACAACCGTCTTATTCCCGGCGGTGGTGTTCCAGGTCGCGCCGAGTGATACGACGGTCGCCATATGGGTGGGTTAGCTGCCGGGTTGGAGTTCGATCACGAAGCCACCGGGCGGCACATAGGGTGCAGCGGCCGCTGCGGCGATGATGAGTTCTGCGTCTACGCCCCAACTCACGGGCGGCCCATCCTCCGTGGTGAGGGTGCCCGTCTGCGTGAGATTCCGTCCCAGGCCGCTCCAATCTTCCGAACCCGTCGGCTGATCCAGACACGGCCACCAGCCAGCAAGATTGGCGGTGCGCTGCGGCACCGCGACGAAGCGCTCATTGTCCAGTTCGGCCGTCGTGAGCGCCGCTTCCCAGAACTTGACGTGCTGGATGCGGCCATCCACCCAATCGTCGAACGAATCGTTCATGAATCGCAGGATATCCGGCGTCCACGAGAGATCATCAGTGAGCTGGAGTTGGAGTGTCCCGTCCACATAGACATCGGTGCGTTGTGCGACCGCACCACGGATGATGCCGATGTGATACCACACCCCGGCGCTGACGGCGCTCCCAGTGGCGTTGAGTGGTCCAGTATCGAAAATTGTTTCCATCCACCATGTCGTGGTAACACCTACAAGATGATAGCGATCTTGCGCGGCTGCGATATCTTCCAAACTGCAAACAACGCCGACCACTCCTGGAAGATTCACAATCCGCACCCACGCGCTACAGGTCCAGGGCCCATCCCCCGATGCTGGGAGATTCACTGTGCGGCGCAGGTCCTCGCCGGAGGCGTTGGTGCGAACGCTCATGCCGCGTCCCGGAACTCAACAGCCAGTACGTCGATCTCTGTGGTCACGTCGTCCGTGCCAGTCGTTCCGTCGGCATCACGGCGCAGGCGGAAGCGATAGTAGTCCTGGCGCGATGCTATCGGCGTTCGTCAGCGTAATGCCGATTGTCTCCAGGAAGCCGGCCGTCCCCGGCACCGCGCCGCCATTCGAGTTTGAGGCAGCGAAACTATCACCGGCATCAAGATCAGTCGCATCCCCAGGTGTGATCGCTTCGAGAGTCGCTTCCCACCGAATCGTCCCAGTGGTGGCGCTTACGGCCATGAAAAAGATCAAGCAGGTCACTGTCCCAGTCAGGCCCTGCGGTGCAACCGTTGTCCATTGACACTCTTCGTCAGTCGCCCCATCGAACCGCAGGACGGGCCGGCGATTCACGAGCAGGAGCTGCGGAAAGATCGTCGCTCCGTATTCGGCCGCCTTCGGGGTAAAGACTGCGCGCGTAGCCATCGGCTAGCCTTTCAGTTCGTGGGGACTTTGGTCAGCCACACATCTATCCGATTCGCCCCGTTGTTCCGGTTCCCTTCCCACATCACGAGCTTCCCGTCCGGGCTCATCGTCGCGTGGGGTTGGGTGTAGTAATCGCCTGTCACCGCCGAGTAGTGGCGGCACAGCAGCCGGCAGTTACTCGTTGTCGCGTTCAGGGGGATGAACGCGATGTGATCCACCAAGATCGGAGAACTGCCCCAGCCACTGTTCAGGAACCAGTGGTTAACTCCACTCAGGTTGTTCACGACCCACTGGGCAGCTGAGTGGTTCGAGCTGCCGATGATCGCCCCACGAGCGCCGAGATGCGTCTCGATCCCAGTTGCCACCTCGAAGCGGTAGAGCTGGTTCCCGCCAGACTGATTCGGGTCTACCGCCACAAAATGTCCCGTCGCCGTACCAGCCGGGTGGCTTTCCGGCTGATCGGGCGTCGTGACCGCTCCATCGGAGGCGCGCAGCAATGCTGTGTTGGAGACAACTTGTCCCGTCAACTCCTCATGGAAACTGGCGCGGTTGACGGCCATCATGATGCCCCAGCCGTCACGAATCATGTGCGGCTCGCCGAGTTCGGGCTCGTGCTACGCTCGACATTGTTGACCGAGTCCCACATCCCTGCGGTCCCGCCATCGAACTCCTTCTGGCACGAGAACCACCTGTCGTCTTTGTCCACGGAGAACCAGTCGGCTTCGAGCCCACCGAGAAATGCCGGCGTGTGGGGGAAGTTGCCGATGTTGGCATCCGCATCAAGCGCCGTGTCGTAGCGCCGGATCTGGGTCGGCGTCATGTAGTAGGCGATCCGCGGTGTGGCCGGATTGCAGGAGAACGCCCACGTCAACTCTTGGGTACTGGCGACCGGGCCTCGACGATTCTCGAATACTTCGTCCGTATAGTTGAAGTCCACGAGGTAGTGATTGTTCGGCGGCACACGGGCAACGTGCAAAATGGTGTACTTCGTCTTGCCCGCTGCGGTCCACGGCAGGCTGATGAATGGCCCACCGTCCGCGTAGTCGATGTTGCCGCGCTCGTTCGCGACCGGCGTAGTAGCATCCGTGACACGCCAGACGCGCCGATTGGTTACCGGATCAAGGTAGGAGCCACCGGCAGCACCAGGGAAGGACGGCGAACCGGGAGTCTGGCCAGTCGCCACCGGGAGCAGCGTCGGGTCGGCGTTGCCCCCGCCACCACCACCGGCCAGGACGTTCACAGCACTGCTGGCCAATGAGCGCCCGTACATGCGACCAGCGATTGCCCGCTGCGCCCCGAGCGGTGCGCGGCCCAACTCAAGGCCGACATCTCGCCCCGCCACGGGCACCGGGGTGCGAAGCGGTCCGAGTAGCAGATCGACCACTGGGGCCGCTCAGTCCATGTAGATCTTCAGCGCGGCCGCCGCCACCTGCGGCGTGTCGTTCTGGTTGACCGTCACGCCCGTGAAGGGACGCACGAGGCAGCTCCCGCTCGTTGTCGTGTTCGTGCTGACGGTGAACGTGTCGCCGGAGACGCTCGCGATCGTGTAGGTGGTGTTCTCGCTCAGGCCAGCCGGAAGCGCTGCTCCAGGTACGGCCTCGAGCCGGCACGTCTGGCTGTTCGAGAGCGTGTGGCCGGGAGCCGTGAAGACCCCGGGGCTCGCGAGCGTCACCGTCGCGAACACGGGCGCATCGGCATCAACCAGCGTGACCGAGAGCAGGTTGCCCGCCGTCGAGGCGTCCCAGGCCCCGACCGCGATGACCGTGATCGAACCCGCATCGCCTTTCTGGCCGTAGGACTCTTGGGCCGTGCTCTGGACGAAGCGTCCCCCGAGCCCCGCCGCTGGCGCATCGAACGCCGTTCCCTGGCGCCCGTACCCTGAGTAGGACGATTCGGTCACCGTGCCCGCTTCGATGTCGGTGATCGTCTGGATGAGCCCGGTATAGACGGTCGTCGGGCTCGTCAGGGCCGTGTTGCGATAGACGTGGTTGAGCAGGGCGTCCGCGAGATAGGTGGTACTCATGGCGATCCCCCACGATAGTGGCATGTGAACGGTCGGCGGCTGAAGGGCAGCCACACAGTGCGGCCGACGCGCAGCGTGCGGGGAATGGTCTGGTGAGTCACGAACACGAACCCGGGCAGGCGCCCCGTCTCATCAAGGCGACTGATGAGCCGATAGGGTGGCAAGTGCACGACGCAGGCGTCATTCATGACGTCGCGCAACGCGTAGCGGATGGCTTCTAATTCAGCGACGGGGATATGCAAGAAGCGAGGCGGGACACCATGCTGCCGCTCATAAATGGAGCAGGCTTGGCGCACGCAGTCAGCCGTGATCGCGCCCACGGTGTTCTCCTTTGCCTCGATGATCTGCGGGGCACACAGGCCCCGCAGCAGATGGCTATATGATGGGGGAGAGGCTAGCCGTTCGTCAAGCCGCGCCCGCCTAGAACAACGACGGGCGCGGAAAGTTCTACTCTGGGAGCGCTTCAGGCTTTCGGCTTGAACAGCAGGAAGAGCACCTGTGAGAGCGCGAAGTTCAGCACGCCCTCGAAGATCGTTGCGTCGAAGCCTGCCAACTCCACCGGGAGCTGTGGCAGGCCCGGGACATGGGACTGCACGAAGGCGACCACGAACGCCACGACTAACGCGATGCCACGCTTCAGCATGTCGCCTAGCCCAGCGACGAAGGCGCTCATCTTGGCCGCCTGCATCGCCAGCCAAGTGGCCGCCGCGGGAATCACGATGGCCAAGAGGCTGGACAGAAGGCCGGGAACGTCGGGGGCGGCTTGAAGTCCGAACATATTGCCCTCCCGTAAAAGGTGCACTGCTAGGCCCTAAGGTAGACCACAGGGTGCGGATTGGTCAAGCGGCAGGCCGAGCGCCCGCTTCACCGCGCGCGCCAGCACGGCCGTCATGCCCCCTTCCACAAATGTGGGCCTTTGGCACTGCCCAGCGAGCCCGGCTTGCGTTTGATCGCTGGAAGCCGTCGGCGTGCCCGAGCCACACCCGCCCGCAACAAAGCCACGTGATCCGCCGTCTGGGGATAGCGCCGCTTCCCAACGAGTGGCACCGGGGCTTCGCGTCGGCAGGCCGCGCACCATTCGTAGAGGTATCCGTCCCACGTGGCGAACGCGAGCGGGGTACCGCAGGCGCAGCGTGGCACCGTTCCCCCACGGCGCGCATCGGGAAGAATCATGGCACGAGCCTCCAGACGCGACCCAGATTTCCGTGTGCTTGGCGAATCATACTCCTACGGTAGTGCGGCGTAGCCACCAAGCCCGCCCGCTGCATCAGCGCGCCGAGGCACGAGAGGCTACGGCCCTGCTCGTGGCCCGTGAGCAGGCCGCGCGCCATGGCCATCTCTCGGACATCGGCGATCGTTGCCCCGTGGGGCTGCGCCGCGAGTTCGCGGGCCAAGGGCGTGAGCCGGTCCAGCAGGCCCGCATGGCGCGCGGCCGTGCGGCTCAGAAGCTCGAGGCCGAGCTGGAGGCTGGGGTTCATTCGGCGACTTCTTCCACCGCATCCAGCAGTTGGTGTTGTTCAGCCTCATGGTGGCCAATAGCGGCGAGATTCGCAACCGCTTGGCGATAGTACGATGCCTTGAGCTCGATCCCCACGCCTCGGCGACCCGCGCTCACCGCTCCGTAGACCTCAGACCCCACGCCCATGAATGGCGTTAGCACGGTTTCTCCGGGGTTGGACCACAGCACCAGCACGCGATCGATCAGGTCAAGTTGTAGTGGGTGAACATGCTTCTCATCGTCTGCTTCGCGCGCTGGTCGAAACGGCAATACGCGCCCGATCCGAATATCATCCCAGAAGGCCGACGCATACTGGCGCCAGATCCAATGCGAATAGCGATTCTCGATCTGCTTGCCGGTCCAGCCGCGATAACGCGGCACGTCGGCGGGCGGCAGCCGTTCGCCAGCATACTCCGTCAAGCCCTGTGGATGGGTGATCGGCACGGGATTGGTCCCATGGCGTCGGAACACCAGCAGGTAGTCGGCACTCGCCACACTGCAACGCGAGGAGTCCTCCACGATTGTCTTGTGCGCGAGGTTCTTGGCCATTGTCCGATTGCGCACACCTAGCGGTTCCTTCCAGACAGCATAGCGCGCGATGTAGTGCCAGCCTTCGCGCTCGTGCAGACGGATGATGTCACCGGGGAAGTCAACAAGGTGATCGCTCCCCGAGTTGCCGCTCGGCACATCCATGCAATGGACGGCCGTCATCCGCCCGGGCATCGTGAGGCGGGCGAGCTCGCGGACAACGAATGCGTAGTGCGTGAAGAAGGCCTCATAACTGTCGTTGTTCGACAGGTCGCGGTCGCTCGACGAGTAGTGGTACAGTCCAGCGAAGGGGGGCGAGTAGAGCGAGAGGTGCATCGACTGCGTGGGAAGCGTCGGCATCACCTCGCAGCAATCGCCTTGGTAGAGAGCGTACCGTTCGGTAATCAACTGCTGGGCGACAGCCATGCCGGAACCTCCGTGGTAGCCGTCGCGGCCACTGTCGGCGTGACGCTCAGCGCATCGCGCATCGCCGCGACCAATCGCGTGAACATCGCATCAGCTTGTGCGGCTTTGCGCTGTAGATTCGCCAGCACGCGTGTTTCACCTTCGGTCGTGACCACATCCACCACGACGGGGCGCGTTTGGCCGAACCGCCAGCACCGCCGAATACCCTGATAGTACTGCTCATAGGAGTGCGACGGGAACATGGCGACGTGAGCGCAGTGCTGAAAGTTCAACCCCCAAGCGCCGATCTTCGGCTTGGTCACCAGCACCCGGACGGCACCGCTGGTGAACGCTTGGAACTTCTCCTCTTTGGCGTCGTCGCTGTCGGATCCGCTCACTTGTACAGCCCCAGGAATCAACTTGGTCAACAGATCACCTTCGGGGTTGAGGTGGCACCACACAAGCGCGGGCTGTCCAGTACCAACCACGAGCCGCGCCACTTGTTCGCAGCGTTCGGTAATCGTCCGGCGCCGTTCCTCCCGTTGTTCGGGCAGCGACAGCGCCGGCAGGGCGAACAACATGCCCTCGGCAAGTTCTCGAGCCACGACTGGATGTTCGCGTTCCGTCAGCGGCGGGAGATGAAATCGATCATCGGCGAAGCCTAGATCGGACGGACGTCGGGCCGCTCGAGCCCATGAGGCGACCCAGCGCCAGAAGGGGACTTCGGCGTGGCCCTTGAAACGCCACTTCACGACTTGTCCGTATTTCCGTCCTTGCGAAACATTGTTCGCGTCGTTCTTGAAAAAGCGGTTGAGCATGTCCATATGCCCGAGGTAGCCCAAGGCTTCGCTACTCGTGCCCATCTCGATGTAATCATTCGGCGCAGCAGTGGCCGTGCAGAGTAGCCGATAGGGCAGCTTCCGCATGAACGCTGAGAATGGAGGACTCGTCGCACACCACGCCGACAAACTCCGTCGGATCGAAGTGGTGCAGGCGCTCGTAGTTCGTGACCGTGATGTCGGCCAAGCCGTCGGTCGGTGTATGCGCCCGGCGCGCAGCAATCCCGAACTTCGCCGCTTCGGCGAGCGTCTGATGGGTCACCGCCAATGGCGTGAGAATCAACACGCGCTTGTTGGTGTGCCGAACGACGTTCTCCGCCCAGACCAGTTGCATCGGTGTCTTGCCGAGCCCGCAGTCGGCGAAGATCGCGGCGCGGCCTTTCCAAAGTGCCCAGTCCACGAGTGCCGCTTGGAAATCGAACAGGAAGGATGGCATCCAGACGGGCGCGAAGCCGTGCTGGCCACCCAACTGGGCCTTGCGCTGCAGGAACTCGCTATACGTCGCGGTCATCGGTGAACGGAGAGCCGTTCCATGGAGACTAACTCCCGCGGTCCGAAGCCGTTGTCGAGGGCCGCGAGCTGCTGCACGGTCTCCGCACGCACGTAGGCGATCTTCCGCGTTCCAAACACGAGCCAATAGCGTTCGCCGTCGCGGTCCTGGGACAGCCAAGCGCGTGATGCCGGATCGCCCGGCGTCGTGAGGTTGGGATTTGGCAGAGCCATTCGATTTAGGCTCCAGCTTGGAGGGCGAGGCGTTCTTCCTGCTCCGGGGTGCGCGTCAAGCCGGGCAGCAGGACCGCGAACTTTTGGTACCAGATACAGCCGTTGCCCCGCAACCCAGCGCGCACCGCCGTCTCGCGACGCAGCTCGGGGCACTGGCCGACGAACGGGCAAGGGGCGGTCGGATCATCTGACGCACGGCAGAGGCTCATGATCCGCTCACTGGTTTGGGAACTACATGTAGCGCCAAGCGCTGAGCTAGGCGCTCAGGCCGCCAAATCGTGATGGCGCCCACACCAGCGGTCGGGTCCATGATGGCGGCCCGCACACCTATCAGTTGCAACACATTGAGGAGATAGGCTTCCAGTTCGGCGCGCGCCATGTGCGGAGGCGAGAGGCTGGGAGCGTCGTTCATCGCCGCCCCAAGCGCCACTGGAGGAGTTCCTCGAGGCTGGCGATGATGCTCGGCAGGTTGTTTCGGAGGCCCACGTAGGCCTGGGCGTCGTCCCATGCATCGCCGCGCACCTGAGAGCAGTGGACCCGGTCGGTGCTCACCTGCACCTCGCCGTGTTCTTGGCTCTCCCCGAAGGCCAGTAGCCAGTCGTCCCCGTCGTACTTACCGACGTAGCAGCGCACGGGATAGTTGGCGTGGGCATCGTGCTCCATGAGGCTCGCCAGCAAGAGATCCAGTTCCCCATCGGAGAGTTGGTACATCGGCCAGTAGGTCGAGGGGGGAACGAATGCCCTGCTGCGGATGGTCTCAAGGGCTAGTTGGATTCCAGTCACCGTCGAGGCAGGGACCTCGGCATCGGTGTCCGTACTAGCCTCTGGGTAGCCCGTCTTTGTATTGGTATTGGGGGTCAGGTTTGGGCGCACGGCGACCTTCCTCCCGTTGGGGCAAAGTTGGCGGCTCTGAACATCGCGCGACCGAATTCACTCACTAGGCCCCCCGGGAGGCGAGGCATCGGTGCGACGACGGTTGTCCTCCGGCCCTACCGATTTCGCAACTGCCGCCACCACCGCCGGAGCGGATGGGACGTGTCTCCGTACTGTGCTTCCAGTTTCAGGAGCCGGAATTCGATGCGGTCAAGGACGGCATCAATCTCCCGCTCTATTGCTTCGTTCAATGATTCACCCATGCAACCTGAACCAGCGCGATGGCCAGTCCCTTGGTACTCCGCCGCACGGGACTGGCGGCAGACTGGCGGCCGTCATCGTGTTCTGCCATCGGTAGGGCCCCCGCGCTCGCCACTCCGGCGCGGCTCTGGGCCGTGGGACTGCTCCCTGCCTCATGCTGTCCCTGGCATGCCAGTCAGTGTTTCCACCGCTGCGCCGCCATGAGACGAGGGACCGGCTTTACGCGACCCTACCGACTGACGGCGGTGGCGGGACTTGAACCCGCGCCGAGCTTCACCGCGCTACTGAGCCCGTACAGGATTCTCCTATTCGGGATCGTTGGCCTACACGCTCGACCTCGCCTGGCACCGCAACCGGGCGCTAGCGGCATCCTCGCTAGCCTTGCGTGGCTCGGACAGGCAGGGAGCCAACCCGACTTCTGGGGCGCAAAGAGAAGCGCCCGCTTCATTCCGCGAACCCCGATCTCGGCGGGTCAGGACCGAGGCGGGAGGAACAAAGACAGGCGCTCCACCGATCTGACCCTAGTTGTTCGCACCGCCCACCAGTTCGCGGGCTAGTAGCGGTACTCCGACAAGGTACGGGCTACGGCGATTCTGTCAAGAGGCCGGCAGGACGACCCATTCCCTACCGCACGCGCGGTGCCACGGCTGACCGGGATTTCGTCCGCGGCTTACGAGACAGGCCCCGGTTACGGATTCCACCCGTAGGGCCACGCCCTGCCGTTCACGCTTCAGTTCTGCCAGTCGCTCACCCTCCCACAATGATCAGCGCACGTTTGATGCCGAAATCCTTGCCTTTGATCTTGACCATGCGGCCATCCTGGTGATGCCAAACGATGCCTTCGATGTTCACGCGAGCGAAATAATACTTGAGCGCTAAGTATTCGCGGGGCGCATCCTGAATGATTTCCACTCCGTGCCGCACGAGCACATGAGCAGACAAGCCCTCGGGATTGCCCTGCACCTTTGGCCCACACAACTCATAAGTTCCGTCCGGTAAGTGTGGCTTCTCCACGCGAAGCGTGCCAAGGCGTTGTTGGCCCACCGTGGCAGCCAAGCGAACGGCAAGCGCCAATGCAGCCAGCGCACCAGGCGAGCGCGGATCATGGCTCGTCCTTCACGCTGTCCAGCACGGCGGCAAGTGCGTCCGCATCTTCAGCGATACCGTCATAGCCGATGCCCATCCGCTCAATGTCGTGGAAATCCCATTCTAAGAGCTTGTAGGCACGCGTCCGCGCCTCGCGGAGGGCGGCGAGCACGCGGCGCAGATCATCGTTACGTGCTCCGCTCGTCGGCCACTGTTCGAGCCGCGCCTCCACATCCCGCAGGTCCAGCGGCGCGCGGTCGGTCATGCCGCCGCCTTCGGGGGCTGCGGCTTGTTGTGCCCGCAGTTCGCCCACTCGTGTTCGCCAGCCGTGGGGCAAATCAGATTCGGGCTGTGCCGTGTCATTGTGGGCTGCGCTGACTCGCTCACCGTCACCACGGCTTGCTCGCTCAGGTCGGCGGCCTCCTCCGTGCTGACGGGCCGCGCCTGCGTGCCCGCTTTGATCTGCAACGGCTCGGCTGGCATTCCCTCGATGATGGCGCCCAACTGCTCCTCGCCGGGGCCGGGCGGGACCTTGGAGAACACGCGCTGCTGTGCCGCCAAATCACGCAGGCGTGCCGTCAGCGGCGTTTCGCGTCGCACGGCTTGCAGTGCGGCCTTACGCCACGCACGAGTAAGTGCCGTAGGCTCAGGAAAATCAAGACCAACATCGTCATTGGCCCGCGACGGGCTGTGTTTCTTACCGAGAAAGGGGCCCCGACCATCGAAGTAGAGCCAGAGTAGCACGGCCGCACGCACTGGCACGGGCGTGGGATCCTTCTTTCGGTCAGCCTGCTTGATGCCGAGGTTGCCGTCGATGGTATCAGGAACGGCATACTGTACACGCAAGGCCCTGCGCTCGGCACGTACCTCCTCCGTGGCCCGTGGATCGTCATGCACCCAGACTTCCTCAGCGCGCAGGAAATCTGGCTCGCCTCGAACCATCCGTTGCCAGAAGCGGGCGTTGAGCCATGGAGCACCGCCCAGCACATCGACCTCATCCACGGGATCAGCTCCGTGATCCAACGCCCAGCGCACGATCTCTGCACGCAAGGCGGGAGACACGCGATCACCCCACGACTTGGCCTTAACCTCGGCCAAGATTTCCTGCACGATGAGGTTTTGCTGATGACGCTCGGCGATCGCGAATGCCCGCCAGCGTTCCTCCGGTGTTTGGGCGACCGTCAACAAGCGTTCGAGCATGGACGGCTTCGCTGGCGATGGCGCCAGACTTTTAGCCTCTGCCATGGGTTCCTCTCCGATTGAATAGATTCTTAGTGCGGTGGTAGTACTCTCTGCCACAAGCTCGACAGCGACGATGGCCCTCCTTGCTATAGCTAAGATTGCTGCCGCTGTATGGATGCCCGCTAGGGCAATGCGTGACAGCTACGCGAGGCTTGGCATAGAGTCGGTGATACGCGGCATTAGCCCGTCGCTTCTCCGATTCACAAAACGCTGGATCACTTGCATACCGTCGTTTCCAGGATGCCCGTATCTCCACAGCATGTTTTCTGTAGTGTGCGGTGCATCGCTCGCGGTTGCACGTCCGACAAACTCGTTTCGTCCCTACCAGTTCATAGGGATGCCCATGCGGGCAGTGTGGTTTGAGCCGCAACCGGATGCCCCGAGTAGTGTTCTCACCGCTCGTCACGGCAACAAGGTGTGATGGTCGCACGCACCAAGGATGGTTGCAGAGATGATCTAACTCGATCCCGGTCGATGCATTGGGAAGGGCACCTTTGGCCAGCTCAAAACTATGGCGATGCGCATATTCGGGTTGGTCCCAACGCAGCCAATGATGAAGGCCATAACCAGCCATGGTGCGGGAACCTCGCCATTCCCAACAGTCCCCCCGCGGCCAGATCACAAGCTGGAAACGGATCAATGGAGGAATGGCAGTCTGGGTTTGCCTCATGCGGCCCGCGCCTTGGCCCGGAGCCGGTAGCGGCGCTGCCGCTCCCGGTTTGCCGCGCGCTGGCATTCGGCCCGCGCACAGAACTTCCGCGGCGGCCCGTGATGCGCCTGGCTGAGCGTGCGCTGGCAGGAGCGGCAAGCGGTACCGGGCCGAGTAGACACATTAGCCATGATATGACAAACTACGACACTTCGGGCGGGGCGCAAGGGCCGTACCCAAAGCTTAACGTTACTGTTACAATGGCCCCCTTGCGTTACCGTTACGGGCCTCCAATATTAGGGGCGCCCTATGAGCCTCTGCCCGCATGGCTACACCGCCTTCTGGGATTGCCCAACGTGCCCCGAGCCGATGGGCACGGCAGACGCCGACGAACCCCAAGGATGCGCGTGGTGCGGGCGGCCCACGACGGACTGGGACGTCGATCTCAACAAGCCCATGTGCGCGGGCACGACGTGCCGCGCCGAATATCTCTACTCCAAAGACTGAAGGGGAAGCGCATGGCAACCAAGCAGGAACGACCCGTGCTGGTCACGACCGCCCATCGCGGCGTGTTCTTCGGCTATGCCACGGACACCGATGGCGAGACCATCATCTTGAAGCGCGCCCGCCTCTGTGTGTACTGGACCGCCGATCTCCGAGGGTTCATGGGACTCGCCGCACTGGGCCCGTCGGCCGGATGTCGGATCGGCCCGCCCGCTGACATCGAGTTGCGGGCGATCACCGCCATCGTCACGGTCTCTCCAGAAGCGGTGAGGAAATGGGAGGCGGCACCGTGGCCAAGGTAATTCGGGGGTGCTTGCCGACCGCACCTGACGGCTACGGCGACGGCTACGGCGACGGCTACGGCGACGGCTACGGCGACGGCGACGGCGACGGCTACGGCGACGGCTACGGTTTCGGCGACGGCTCCGGCTCCGGCTCCGGCGACGGTTCCGGCTACGGTTTCGGCGACGGCTCCGGTTCCGGCGACGGCTACGGCGACGGCTACGGCTACGGCGACGGCGACGGCGACGGCGACGGCGACGGTTCCGGCTCCGGCGACGGTTCCGGCTCCGGCGACGGTTCCGGCTCCGGCTACGGTTCCGGCGACGGCTCCGGTTCCGGCGACGGCTCCGGTTCCGGCGACGGCTCCGGCGACGGCGATCAGATATTTTTGACCACCGCCACGCAGCAGATCCCCGAGCGCCACCGCAGCGATCCGCGCGTGCTGGTGCTCTGGAAGTCCAATGCCGATGGGCGTCCAGCGAACGGCGGCAAGACAGCCGAGGTTGCCCGCCCTGGGTTGATACAAGAAGTCACCGGGCCGCTGGCAGTCTGCACCGCGCAGGCTCTGCACGGGACACTGCGACCGTCGAAGTGGAAGGGCGAGCGCCTGTGGATAGTGGCGTTGGAGGGCGAAGTGGTTGGCGATGCGGAGAAGCTGGGCTCCTTGAAGCGCGAGATTATCTGCGAGGTGAAGCTATGACCAAGCCGCCACTCGCCCGTCACACGGTGGCCAGCCCGTTCGGCTGCAACGCGCCGCTTGTGATGCTCATGACGCCGAATCCCCTGCGGAGCATGGCCCGCTGTCAGTGGTGGCTTGTGGTCAAGTGCTCGCACTGCGGGCGCGTTGACAGCGCCACGCCCGTCATCAATGTGGAGAGTGAGCCGTGACCGAAGCCGCGGGCTGGAAGGTGTTGACCCACGACTATCGCTCGCCGCTGCAAGGCGGCGCCCCGATTTGGGACGGGCAGACGTTGCCATTCTCATTGCCGGCCGTGAGTCTCGACACGGGACCCGAGGACTGCGCGCCGGGCTGGCACTACTGCCGGGAACTCGCCGACGCGCTGCGGATTGCTGGCCTCTGGCCCACCGGCCGCCCCAGTGTCGTGCTCCGAATCGCGTCTAGCGCCGACACCATCCACCATGGTAACAAGTCCCGTTGCTCACAGTTGACTCTGATGGCGCGGGCGACCGAAGCGGAGATGGTAGACGGACTTCGCGCGCTCTACACAGCATTCCCAGCCACGGTACAAGCACCATTGATTGCGGAGACGCTCGCGTGGGGTCGTGCGTTGGCGCGACCCTGGCGGGATGTGGCTAGCGTCGAGGCTGGTCTCAAGGCCGCCCTGAACGCACGCGGCCTCTCCAACTGGGCGCTGCAACGCGCCGATACCCGCGCCAGGGCCGCCAGGGCCGCCTGGGACGCCAGGGCCGCCTGGGACGCCAAGGCCGCCTGGGACGCCAGGGCCGCCTGGGCCGCCAGGGCCGCCAGGGCCGCCTGGGACGCCAGGGCCGCCTGGGACGCCAAGGCCGCCTGGGACGCCAAGGCCGCCTGGGACGCCAGGGACGCCTGGGCCGCCTGGGACGCCAAGGCCGCCTGGGACGCCAGGGCCGCCTGGGCCGCCTGGGCCGCCCTCACACTATTCACCGCCGTGCACGCTGGATGGCTCACCACCTACCGCGCTGATCTGCTGACGGTGGGATTGCGTGATGCCTATGCGACGGGCCTCGAGATCGCGGTGCCTGGGAGACCCACGACGCTCGGCTGGGCCATGTGCGAGGAAGGCACCTCATGATCGGATCCCCGGAAGACTTGGCTGAGTTGCTGGCCGACGCCGTGCGGCGCGAGACCATTGGTGAATCCGTGGCAGGGGACCGCAAGGCCGTCCGCTTCATTGGTGGGCCCGAGGCGCTGTTCACCGTCGAGACGGTCGAGGGCCGGCGCTTCGTCGTGCGCATCAGCGAAGAAGCGATCGTGGGCCAGCGATGACGCCAGAGGAAGTTGGTCTGGTGCGCTATTGCTCGGCTTGTGCCCGCCCGGCAATACCCGATCCATTCGGCGTCGATGAAATGGTCTGTGCCTGTTGCGAGCGTCCATTTGAAGCCTGCCCGTGCTCGCCACCACTAATCATCGAGCGCAGATGTGAAGCACTCGCGCTAACGCACCTTCTTCTCGTGCCGAGGCCCCATGAGCCGTCCCCTCCGTCTCGCTGATCTCCCGCTGGCCCTGCGGCGTCAGATGCGAGCGGCGCTCAAGAACGCCCCGCTCATGGGACCCATGCCGCAGCCGGTGCCCAAGCCCGAGCGGGTCGTGGACGACGCGTACCGAGCGTGGATTGGGACACATCCGTGCGCCATCTGCTGTCTAACGCCGGGCAGGCCCGTGCCGAGTGGATCAGAGTGCGCCCACGTGGGCGGCAAACGTCGGCACGGCGATCGCGAGAACTGCGTACCACTCTGCCACTGGCACCACATCGGCGAGTTACATACCATGGGTATCGGGAGCTTCAGTCGGAAATACAAAGTGAACCTGCGGCGAATGGCAGGGACGTACTGGCGCGCGTATCTTCGTGAAGGACTCGAGTTCGCCTTCTAGGAGCGGCCCATGAATGCATCTCGCCTGCAAGCTCTCGTCGCCGCGCACGCGCGGCGACTCAAGCAACGCTACCCTGGCGTCGTGGGCGTCGGCGTCTCCGAGAAGACGCGCGGTGGGCAGCCGACTGGCACACTGGCCCTGACGATCTACGTGCGCGAGAAGAAGCCGCCTCCCGCATTGGGCCATGAGGACCGCGCCGATCTGGACGGGGCACTGCAGGGAGCCGTGGACAACCCACTGGACGACATCGACGTCAAGGTGCTGAAACCGATCAAAAAGCGGGCATCTGGTCGCGTGCGACCCGTGGCGACGGGCTGCTCAGAGGGCCACTTCGCGATCACCGCCGGCACAGGCGGGCCAGTGGCGGTCAGCCAGGGGTATGGGCGGATACGGATCAGCAACAACCATGTGTATGCCAACAGCAATCAAGCGGCGCTGGGTGACGCGATCAGGCAACCAGGCCCCTATGACGGTGGTAGTGCCAATGACACGGTGGGCTCCTTGGTCGACTTCATCCCACTCAGGTTCAATGGCGATCCGAATCTCGTGGACGCCGCGATCCGCAGTATGCAGTCCGAGGAGCTGGCGGTCACGGTCACGGGCGGTTATGCGCCGAACGGCACGAAGACCCCGGCGCTCGGCATGTCGGTGGTCAAGGTCGGGCGGACCACGGATCAGACGCGCGGCATCATCGCCGCCGTGGACCTAGCGCTCGACGTGGACTACGGCCCCGATGGACTGGCCTACTTCGAGGACCAGATCCTCGTCGAATCCGTCGGCGCCTTCTCGCAGGGCGGTGACTCGGGGTCGTTCGTCATGGAGGACGCGGCGGGCAACGCGGGCGTGGGACTGCTGTTCGCGGGCTCGGATGACGGCACTCAGACGATCTGCAACCCGATTCAGGCCGTCGAGCAAGCGCTCGGCGTGACGATCGAAACAGGGGTCGGCGAACCGCAGCCACCCCCCGAAGCGCCCATGGAGGACCGGCCGCTGATCGTGGCCATCCTGCTCGCCGTGGTGCTCGCCATCATCGCCCTGCTGGCCAAGACCTGCGGATGACCGACCGCGCGCCGCTGGACCTGCGGGCCGTGGAGGCGCTGTCAGGAGAAGCGAAGGGCGTGGCAAGTATCGCGGTTCAATTGAATGACCGCAGTGGACCTCTTGTGTGGGACCGGCTGAACCCTAGGGAAATCGCTGAGTTGTTGGAGCGACTTGCGGCATCACAAGATACTCTGCTCGCCGCCCTCCGCGAGGCACGGGCCGTGCTGGACGACTGCCGCAGCGAAATGCAATTGGCTGCTGGGGCGTTAGCGGTCGTCCCTCACGACTACGATGAGGCTATACGCCGGGCCGCCGTCGTGCTGGCCAGCGTGGTTGACGAGCCATGACCGCGCCCCGCTGGTTCCTCGCCGTCTTTATGGCGCTCCTCGGCGCGGCGCCGCTTGCGGCCCAGGTCCTTGATCCTGATCGGTGCCTTACGTGCGCCGACAGTTGGCAGCATTTCGCGGCTGGTGCCGCACTGGATGTTGTTGTGCGCGGACCCTACATCACGGATTCGTGGCGGGACACGCCGATCAAGCGCATCGCCTGGGTTGCGACCATCGGAGCTGCATATGAGGGGCTTCAGTATTTCGAGGCCCGCGCCAATGGCACCTTAGGCCAGCCCGGCTACGGTTTCTCACTCAAAGACTTGGGCTTCGATGTGCTGGGCGCCGTGGCGGTCGAACTCATGGATGCGATCATCCCTTAGCGCGGATCGTGGCGAGCCGTCATGACGTGCATCGTCGGACTTGTAGATGGCGCTTGTGTTTGGATGGGCGCCGACGCAGCGGCAGCCAATAGCCAACAGTGGCGCATTCTGAGTTCAGGCCCCAAGGTGTTTCGCAAGGCCGGATGGCTCTTTGGCTTTACCAGTTCATTCCGCATGGGGCAACTGATTCAACATCAACTCGTGATGCCCGCTGCGGATTACACTGATCTCCCTCGTTGGCTTGCAACGGATTTCGTGGCTGCACTGCGTGACCTCTTTTCTGTGGCTGGCTACGCGAAGAAGGAAAACAACGTCGAGGAAGGTGGGCAGTTTCTGCTGGCCCCGGACGGCTTCGCACGCCTGTTCAGTGTGGAGAGTGATTACCACATCATGGAGCATACCGGCCGTGGCTATGCGGCCTGTGGATGCGGCCAAGATTTCGCACTGGGATCACTACACACATCGGCGATGATTAACTTGTCCCTTGCTGAAGCGCGTGTAAAGAAAGCATTGGAGGCAGCAGCAGAGTTCAGCGCCTACGTGCGCCCACCGTGGACAATTCTTCACACCCGCGATATAGGGAAGTAGCTTACCGCGCGGCCAAGACGAGTGCAGCTCCAACACCAGCAGCGACCACTGCGCACATGCGATCCGTCGTCCGCAGGAACGTGATCCGGCAGCCCGCGTGGCGCCGCCATGATTCCATCAACTCCGTCGCCAACACGGCCCGCTGTTCCCAAAGCGCGGCCTGATCCTTCGCCGCGAGATAAGCGCTAGACCACTGCACGACCAGCGCCTCACTCGTGGCCAAGGCGCTGTCCAGCGACGGCACGAGCTGGGCCTGTGCCCGCCAAGCGGTAAGTTGTTGCACGTCTTGAGCATCCGCCAAGAAGCCCCCGGGCACAGGCTCCAACCCTACCGCTTGGGCGGCTATGGACAAGGACTCAGGCGGGATCGGCCCTAGACGGGCCGTTTGCGCGCGAATCGCCGCTAGACTTCGGTCCTGACGCAGCCGCACCGCCACGAGGGCGTCGATCTGGCCTAGGGCGCTGTCCTCCCTGGCCTGGGCTGCGACCAAGGCATGGCGGAAGGCGGTATCCGCCTGGAACTGGCGGGTCCGCGCCTCGAGCAGCTCGTAGCCCACGCTCCGCGCCTTGGTCCAAAAGAACCAGGTGAGCCCAGCGAGCAGAACCATCAGTAGAATTGGGACGCGCTTCATTGATTCCAATTCCCGGTAACGCAGTTCTTAGGTATGTAGCGCCCGCAATTTCCGCAAATCACGGTGGGTGGCCAATGGCTGAACCCGCCATGATTCTCAGCCCAACACTGAATCCGACGTGCTAGCGTCCAGATTAGCCGTCGCATGGATTTCCTCCGCGATCCACTTCACGACTTCGCCTGGCATCGCACCGCCAGCGACCTCCCAACACGCGTAATGCACCTCGATGGGATAGCGACACGTCGCACACCGCTTCACCCATCCTTGGGGTCGCAATTCGAATCGGACATCTGGGTTCAGACATCTCGGTGCGTGGGCATGGGTGAATGTATCCGTGTGGAACTCAAGCCAGCCGAGTCGATGGAGGAGCCAGTCACCGACACGGCCACAGCGCGCGAGCAGGTAAACAATCAATCTCACTGAGCGACATCCTCCTCCCTCACCAATGTACCACAAGTCGGGCAGCGCCACAGCCGATCAGCGGCGATCCATTCCAACTTCGTGGGGCAGTGCGGGCATGTCGGCGGCTTCAGCTGGTCGGTCATGGAAGACCGGGGTGGTCGGCGGGAACCGACTGCTGCTCGGCGCCGCGCGCCCTAGGAAGGAGTTGCCCACCCCGGCGCAAGGCATTCAGCCGCTCGGCTAGTTGCAGGGCGCTTGTGAGCGAGAGCTTGCGGCGCACGACTACGGGCACCCGCATTTGGCGGCTTTGATCGTAGACATGGCGTGACGGGACCACGGTGTAGATCATCGGCTGTGGCCACCAGAGCACGGTGTAGAAATTCTGACCCACGGCATCACGCGATCAATCCCTGCGTGCGCGCCCACAGGCCGACGTCGAAGCTCGGACACGCTTTCTTGACGTCGGGGAAGTCACGGTGCCCCCGGAGTTGCGCGTCGGGATACTTCGCCAGGAGTTCGCGGACGATGGCCTCGAGCGTTTCCCACTGGGTGGGCGTGAAGTTATTTTCGCCCTTCCCTTGCGCGTCGGCGCCGCCGACGAGACAGACGGCTACAGAATCGCGATTGAAGCCCACGACATGCGATCCGATGGCCCACTCCGGGCGTCCTTGTTCCACCTCACCAGTACGCCTCACGACGCGATGATAGCCACAATCGAGCCATCCCCTGTCCCGGATGTGCCAGATGCGGATTTCCTCGACGCCCACATCCTGATCTACAGTCGTGGCGCTACAGTGAATCACGATCCATTTGGTGGTGGCGCGCCGCGTGTACTTACTATCAGGCAAGTAGGCCATGTTGCCGCTCCTTGGCGCGCCGCTTAGATGCTGCGTTGAGCGCGCGATCACATGTGCGGCACCACCTGCCGCCAGTCGTTCTCACATAATCATACGGATGCCCCTTCGGACAATGCGTCTTTGCTGCATTCGTTGCCGAAGCTCCATTACCACGGAGGATGTTTTCACGATGCGTCGCCGGCCGCAAATGGGCCGGATTGACGCAGGCGCGATTGTTACAGATGAAGTGATCAAGCGTCAGGCCCGGTGGGATCGGACCAATGATGAGTTCATACACATAGCGATGCGCATAGGTGAATGTCTTGATATCGGGATTGAACCTGCCGTAGCCAGCGGTAGTGCGTGCACCCATCCAATTCCAGCATGTTAGTGTGCGCTGCACTTTTGCCCAGAATCGCTGCTGCGCTGGAATTCGCTGCTGGCTGATTCGCCCGCGTTTTGGAGATACCCATCCACCGGCGAGTTTTGCCGCATATAGTGCGCGCCGTTTTATGTGTTGTTCAGCAGTCAACTTCGCCATTACGCTTCCCTCTCTGTGGCTGCGGCGCCGCGTTGAATCCGCTGATACTCGTGGTCCGTCGTCCGTTTGCGGGACCATTGTAGGACATCAGCCGTGGCCAAGCCCAAGACGAACCCCATCCATTCGATGCTTGGCTCCCAGCCTGGATGGGTGAAGTAATGCTCGCCTGTTCGCACGGCGAGGTAGAGCGTGACAAGAACGCGGAAGTTGGTGGTGTTCAGCCGCGAGAGGCGTTCAAGCATCCAATCGGGCCGCGAACTGACGAACCGGCCCGCCTGGGCCGTTCCCGCCTTCACGGCATTCGGCAGGGAGATGCGGCCTAGCGCCATGGCCACTCCCCGTCCTTGAGCTTGGCCCAGACCGCCCAGACGGCGAGCGGAATCAGGGCTACACCCAGGAAGAACGCGAACGTCAACAGAAGTTCCGTCATGGGAGGCGCTTCTCAATCCTCTCAAGTCGCCGATTGGCTTCGTCGATCTTGGCGATGAGTTCCGCGATGCGCTGATCGGTGTAGAGCCGCGCGCGCGTTTCCATGTCTGCATGGCTAATCGGGACACGCACCAACTCCTCGGCCATCCGGCGTTCTAGGGTATCGATCCGCCCGCGGTCCCGACCCACGACGAGGGCCACGGTGATGGCCCCCGTCACGAGCGTCGCCATGAGGCCCACCGAGACCCACGTGCGCTCCGACAAGTGGCGCGGCGGCCAGCCGTTGCGGCGCTCTTCGGCGCGGCGCTCGACACCCCCAGGCGGAGGGGTCATGGATCAGAAGGGATACACCGAGCCACGCCCGGACTGACGGGGACCCATGTGCAGGGGATAACATCGTTGAGTTCTCGGTCGTCGGGGCCTGTCGGTGTCGTACACGCCGGGAATGCGAGCAGCCCAGCTATCAAGAGCATACGCATTTACTGTTCCTCCATCCTAGAAGACTGGAACGACCTCTAAGAATACATCGCCGTCGTCACCGCCGACGATTGTCATGGTCGTGACCGGGAAACAGGTGCCGGTTTCTGCTGTTGCGAGGTCGAAGTAGTCACCGGCGGCGATCGGATCGAGCGTCTGCCCGCTGAAGTTGAGCGTCCCAGAGGTCGAACCGCCTGCTGTCAGTATCGCCCGGGCGATGGTTCGCTTGATCGTCCCCGCCGCGTCCCAATGACGAATCAGCACATGTAGTTCGCAGGCCGTGGCTACGAATCCTTGGTAGGGCACGTTGGCGGTGACACGGAATGCGCGCGGCGCAGGAGAAAGCACCAGCACCCGTTCAGTGTTGACGGATGTGCTGTGTTGCCCCAGTGGATCGCTGGCTTCCGCCGTGAACGGGATCGCCACGTTCAGGGTCGTATAGTCTGCTGTGCGATAGATCTTGCAGACCACGGGCACCGTCGGCACAACGGTCGTCGCACCAGCTTGACCTAGGATATCGGCGTAACCCTGCACCCAGATAGAGAGCTCGCGACCCCAGGGATCGCCGACTTCCACCACGCGCCCGATGGCCCATAACCGCCCCCGGAGCGCCCGGCTCGAGTTCGGGTCCTTGGCGACAAAGCGATCCGTCTGCACCGCCACGACATCGCCGGGCTCCAGCTCAGGGTGGGCGTAGCTCGTGCGGACCCGCCAGCGCAGGAGCCCGGTCCCGAGTTGCTGCACCTGCCGGGTGGCGATCGTCTGGGCGAGACTCCGGTTGTACAGATACTTCGAGGATTCATCATCGAAGCGCACGACCGCATCCGTGCGCCCCCGGCCCAAGGCAGTGAGCCCGGCCGTGTGGAAGGCCCGCTCCTCATCCAAGAACCGCTCCGTGCCTTGATCCCAGTTCCAGGGCACGAAGAACTCGGGGATGCGCTCCCGATAGCCAGGCGTGATTTGCAACGGTTCCAATTCCTCGGACGGGACGATCACGGCCACGCCCTGCGGGCTCACGAAGTCCACCGCCTTGACCCGGCCCTGCGAGGAGATGATCCCATGGCCGAACAACCGAGCCACGGCATCGAGTTCGCCCTTAGCATCGGAGTCGGTGATCGTCTTGGTCAAGAGTTCCGCCGATACCACAGCAGGACCCCGATACCGTGTAGGCAGTTCTGTTTGATCCAACAAGTCGGCGTAGATCGTCGTCCCCGACTGGTTCGTGTACGTCAAGGTCTCCCGTTGCCCAGTGATGCGGAATCGCAGCCAGGAAATCTGTACGCGGCGAGCCCCGGATCCGCTGGCGACGTTCGCGACGAGTCGTAGCGCAAGCGCTGTGTAGTTCGTGATGGCGGCCGCTTGCGCAGTCGTCAGGGCCAGGGTTTGCTCGGTCCATTCGCTCGCGATGTTCGTGACGGTCCCCGTCATAATCAGCGTGCCCGGGCTGCCCTCATTCGTGTAGCCCTGGCGCAACTGAATCGTCAGATCCAACAGTTCGCCACCCGAACTGTCCTTCTTGTACCGAAAATCCACGAAGTGCCCAGTATCCCGGCCGGGGTCGCTCAAGTCTGAGAGCCGGAACACGACTGCATCGGTCGAGGGGGATGTAGCCGACCGCACGTAGTCCGTGTCGTCGGGTGGGTCCTCGTCGATCCGCGTGTAGAGATTCGAGGTCCCGTTGTCCTGATCGGTCCAGCCGTCGCCGTTGTAGAGATCGGTGTCGGGAGTTTCGACGCCCGCGCCGGACAAGTTCAACTTCGGGAGTTGGGCCCGCACAAGCGATAGGACGCCCAGCACCGTGATCGTCAGGCCACCGCCCATGGCCTCAGCGTCATCGATCAGGAAGTCGTCCACGTGGAGCCACTGGCTACGTCCCAAAGCCCGGTCGCCCACATAGTAGCGCAGCAGAATCTTGCCGATGTCCGTCGTGGCCAGAAGGGCCTCGATAGCGGCATGGAAGTCGCGTTCCCCATCCGTGAGCGCGACGATCTGGCCTTCGGTGATCTCCCCGGTGAGGGTCACAGGATCGACCGCCCAACGAGCCGCCCGAAGTTCGGCCACGTCCGACAAGTCCGTGATCGCCTTTTCCTCGACGCCTAGGCGCCGCAGCGTCGGCGTGAGGTTGGTGGCGGCATTGGTCAGGAGCTTGGCCCGGATCTCGTAGGTCTGGCGCTTGGAGACATCGGCCAACTCGGTACTCTTTTGCCCATCCGTGAACGTGCGCCAGTCGCCCTCCGTGGCTGGGTTGCCGGAATCCTTGAGCACTTGCGGGACGATGCTGGTCCCAGTGGGTGCCTCATAGGTCGTGGCGAAGATCACGTCGCCCGTAGGTGTCGCCCCAAGGTCCAGCCGGTTCCCCGCTGCGGTGAAGGCAATCTCGTCGCTCGTGAAGCTGCCTGTCTCGATGGCCATGCGGGGCACGCCGGCCGCTGAACCGAGATCACCGTAATCGCCGCCCCCGAGTTCGGGCCCACCTGGATAGGGACTAGTTAGCGCGCGACTTTGAAGTAGGTTGCCACTTCCCACGGAGCTTTGCGTCGTGTCGATAGCCCAACCGACATTGCCTGCCGCCGCCCCACTGCTCGTCAGCGCCGTCAGGAGCAGAATGGTAACTGGTCGTCCGAATGGAAAGTTCGTGAGCGACACTCCGCCCTGGTTTACAGCAATGTATTGCTTCGGTCGTGGTTTCGTCGGCTGATCGGTGTAGGGAAACGTCACCACGCCTTCAGCTTCACCGTTCGCTGGCACATCCACT